ATCGGCATACTCTGCACATAGAGCAAACCCATGCTGAAGCAACCAACGAGTATTCTCTATGGTTTCATTTGCCCAGATAGTACAGGGGTGATTACGAAAGGCACCCTTCTCAGTAGCATAGGGTGTACCGTCTGCTTTGGGAAGAGTGCCATAACCATGACCCCATTTGTCTGATGCCACAATAGAGAGCATCTGACAGGTCTCTAGGGGCATTTTGACGATGTGCTTGTCGGGTAGAACCCTTGCTGATTTTTCAGGACACTCGTCGGTCACAAAGATGTTCATATCAAATTGAATGAAATAATCACACGCTCTTCTTCGCTGTCATGCGGAGGAGCCATGTGCATTAGATTTGATGGAAAGATTACCATGTCACCTTCACTACATGGAAATGAAGAACACTGGTGCGTTCCTGTCTCATCATTGAATGGTGAGAAGAAGAGGGTGCTCGGGTGTTCTGCATTCATTTTAGCATACAAAACACACGAGTACCCCATACATCCATGGTCATGTGGAGTGTGGTAGTCTCTTGCACTATACTTCTGACACCACATGTTTGCAATGCCTTTGAATTTATATTCAGCAATTTTGTGGAATTCTGACAGATAAGGTTCAACAACTCTAATAACCTCATCGTGATACTCTGGCGTCTTAAACTCAAAGTAATCAGTGTACTTGATATGCTTTTCTGCATTGTTTGTTTCGGGGATCATACCCAAGATACGATCCCGCGATTCTGTCCACTCACTCACATTAAAGTGGAAGACTGAGACTGTGAATAAGTCAACCTTCGTAAGTTGAGTCGGGTTCGAGTGCGATGTAGTAGTCAAGATTGTAACTGTGGTTGGTGAACTTAGAGAGAAGTTTCTTAGAGATCACAACATCATAAGATCCAGGAATGACTTTGATATTCTCAATCTTAAAGTTGAACTCAAATGTCTTGTCGGTCTTACCAACAGTCAGAGCAAACTCATTGGAGTTATCGTTCTTCTTGTCACGGACAACCAGAGTGATCTCTCCATCATTGCCAATGGCAGCAAGGTCGGGAAGTTGATAAACAGAAGATGCCTTCAGCAGTTTCTGCAGTTGCACACTCTCCAGTTGGAAGCACACATCTTGACTCGGAAGAGTGATGGGTTTCTCTGGAGGAGTGATGATGACCTCAGGATCAGCAAAGGCAAACTTAACCTTGGTGGTCTTGCCCTCACGAATGATCATATAAGAGTCATGCTTCAGATCAATGTCAGGATCATTCATCAGACCGACACCATTCAGGAACTGAGGCAGGTCATAGATGCCAAAATCCTTTTCAAAGTTCTCGTCGATGTCTGCTTCTGCGAGGATGTTCTTCATCACCGAGATGGTACGAAGTTTAGACCCTTTCTTCACCAGAATAGACTGGTTAATAGAAGAAAAGTTTTCGAGAAGGTCAATAGTTTTTTCAGAAAGTTTCATATCCACGCTCAGTAGTCTCCTTGTCTAGTCCAGCGAAGTGATAAAGAAGAACAGCATAATGAATGATCTTCTTGATGTCCATTCTAGCAGATCCCTTCTTATCGTAACGGGATGCATACTTAAGAATATTGCTACGGCAAAAAGCAGCAGCATCACCAACGGATTCAATCAGATCAAGAGTCTGAGTTCCGTTGTCAGAGTTGTAGTGAGCACGATATGTGTCACTAATATAGTCCTTCACAATTTGAAGGATCTCATCTTCATTGTATTTGTACACAGATTTTTTTACATCATTTTGTTTTGGCCAGACAAATCCGTCTGCCGTGATTTCTACAGCACCAGTATAAGGTTCAGGTGTCCATTCGTAACCGCCGTTAGCGGCAACAAATGCCTGCTCATCTTCAGGACCGTACATTTCGTCGTATAAAAAAGACCATGCTGTCATTGTAACACCTCTCTAGTGAAATTGCAAGTCAAAAACATTGAAACTCATTGTAATTCGAGTTACATCACTTGTAAAGGGATAGACACAATGCTTTAGATCTGCGGGGAAGATATACATCTGTCCCGTCTTTGGGGTAATTTTGTACGATCCGTTCGACATAAAACTCTTAGGACCATAAACAAATTCCAACATTCCAGGAGAAGGGCAATTTGTTTTGTCTTCCCAGAAGACATGTTCTTTTTCTATTTCTTCTGGAATGTCAATGAATATTACTGTACTGAGAATCCCATCATGAACATGTATTGGATTAAACTCATGCTTCTTTTGGTAGTTAATCCAAGGACCATTTCCAAGATCATATGAAATTGAATCGGGCGGTTCTCTGTCACCATATCTTTTGAAGTTACTATCAACATATTCTTTTATGTGAGGATAGATGTAATCGACAAAAGTATTTGGTTGTAGTACAGCAGTTCTTTGACTTACTATATTTCCTGCCAGATCAGATATGTGACTTGCATCTACAGAATTCTCAGCAGCTTCTTTAAGGAAGGAAAGAAACTCCTCAGATATATCTGAGACATAGAGAGAAGGACCAAAAGGATTAATCAGCATAGCAGAATAAGAAATCTTTTACTAAACTTTCTGCCTTGTCCTTACCAAATTTATTTTCTAGGTATCCACTGACAGGATCAAGTTTTGTCATGTATCTATCAAAATCAGAGTAAGAAGATACTTGGTATCCACTAGGACATGCAGATTCTAGCATATCTTTGTAGATGTTGAGATACTTTTTAAAGGTATCAAGGTGATCATTGACCTCACTCATGGTACATTTAGCAACATAAATGTGATCAGAGAAATGATTTCCAGGTTCAAAGAAACGAAAATTGCCTTCTGACTTGGGAAGATCTGGATGAGTGAAGAGGTAATTTTCTACTGGGTGTTGGAAATCAAATACAAGAACGACTTTCTTTTCAAAGAAACCCATTAGGTCCATCCCAAAGCAAGGGAGGTTAGATCCCGTCTTAGGATAGATGATCGTGTTGTAGATACAGGACTTCTCATCCCAGATCTCAACTTCTCTAGACTTAATAATGTATCTGTTGCTGTAGATTTTGGCAGAGAGGGAGGTTCCTTTCTCCTCCCAATCTGCCCAATCACAGATATTTTCTAGATCAGGAAAGGTCTCCCACAGAACTTTCTTGTACTCCTTCCACAGGTTTTGCGAAATCGACATCTGCATCAACTTTATCGTAAAGGTCAAGGAAAGCACTCTTGGTCTCATCGTCAAAACGATTCAAGCAAACTTCAATTGCTTTTTGCTTATCGTTCCAGATAGAGAATGCCCGAACAATGTGAACGAGACGACGAGTAGAAATAACCTCGTCAACTCCACCATCGTAAAAGGTCTTACGGATGATGTCTGCCCAATCACAGAGACGCTTACAGAAGTCAGCATCGCTGCAAAGACCAGAGAGAATCTTCTCTTCGGTCTTGGCGGTGGGATACTCCTGCTCAAAGGTCACAGGGAAACGCTCAAGAAATGCTTCGTTCAGCACATTGGTGCCAATGAAACGACCGTCATCAGAACCCTTGCCCTTGGTATTGGCAGTGGCGACGACATTGAAACCAGCAGCAGGGGTTACTTGCTTACCGATTTTCTTGAGGAAGACACCCTTGCCTTCCAGAATAGATTGCAAACACAGGATCTTGTTAGATGCCAGGTCAATCTCGTCTAGAAGCAGCACAGCTCCGCGTGAAAGAGCCTCCACGACGGGTCCATTATGCCAGACAGTTTCGCCATTAACAAGACGGAACCCACCAATAAGATCATCCTCGTCAGTCTCAATAGTGATGTTTACACGAATGAGCTCCCTATTTAGTTGAGCACATGCCTGTTCTACACTAAAGGTTTTACCGTTACCAGAGAGACCAGTAATAAAGGCAGGATAGAAAATACCAGCAGAAATAATTTTCTTAATGTCGCTAAAATTACCAAACTTGACGAAGGTATCATCTTTTTGAGGTACGAGATTTTGTTCTACAGCAGGCAAAGCAGCAGGAGCATTGTAGTTCTGTTCAAGTTTTTCTTGAACAGTCAGATCCCAAACACCACGCTTGACTTTGTACTGCTCCAGTTTCTTGGTAGCAGTAGGATAAGAGATGCCTTGAGCAGCACAATACCCACGAACATCGGCAGCAGTGATGTGGTCTCCGAAGGAATCACGGAGAGAGTTGATCAGGTGTTCAGAAGTCAAGCGAGACATTGGATTTCCTTTGGTATGTATACATTATAGCGTGGGGGTGGTGGTTTACCGACCCCCTGTGGACAGTTTGTCAGGCGACCAACGCAATGAACTCGTTCAACACCCGCTTGTTCATTTTCTTGTTTGCCAGAGACTTTCTAAAAGCATTCTTAATTTGAGACTTAGATGCGTCTTCTTTGACTTCGAAGTCAACGCTATTGGAAAGAACCGAATTACCAAGAACAATATAAGAATCGTAACCGTAGTTCTTGATCGTAAAGGTCTTTTCTTTCCTCCATTGGGTACGAGCTTTATCTTGATCAGAGAACTCAGGAAGGTAAGAATAGATCATAGAATTGTAACTGCATCCTGGTCCAATGATACGGTATCCGATGAAATTGACTTCAGGAAAAGTATCTTTAAGATCATCAAGAAGTGCTTTAGTGAAAACATGATAGACCATCGACAGACGAATCATTGAACCAGTCTTACGATTACGCAAGAAAGTTTGATCAGTGCAACGACGATTACGGATTTGTGCTTCTCCTTCCCAGTTACGCTGTAGCATTACAGTGCGCGAAAGTGGAGATGCTTCACCATCAGTCAAAATAACACAGTTAACTTTTTCAAGACCATACTTTTTCTTGAAACTAGGAATAATTTTGTGAAGAGTGAGCAATGCTTCATTCAAAGGGGTGCCAGAAAGATACATCCCAGGAGGACAAATGCCAGAGTAATCAGTAAAAGAACTTGCGATGTTCCAGATGTTGATCATCTGTTTCTCAGCAACACTGTTAC